AAAGAACTTAATTTAGAAGTAGTTGTACCAGAACCAACAACTACAGCATAAGAATTACTTGGTGTTACAGAAAAATTATTAACATAGGCTAATGCTCCCCCACCACCTCCACCGCCAGATATACATACAGAACAAACTCCACATCCCCCTTTACCGCCAGCACCAATTGCTACAACAGAAACTGATGTAACACCAGTGGGCGCAATCCAAGTATAAGTTCCTGATGTTGTATAGGATTGAGAACTTGGTTGAACTGGCGTTGTGATTGAATTACTATTGCCACTATAGGAACCATAACCAATGGAATTTTGCGCTCTAACTTTGAATGTGTAAGTGGTTGCACCGCTCAATCCGGTCACTGTAATTGGGCTACTAGCGCCAGTTCCAGTATTTGTTCCTGTGGCAACGCAAACAGCTTGATATCCTGTAATGGCTAATCCACCTGTACAAGTGGGAGCAGTAAAGGCTACAGTGGCCGTGGTTGATCCAGTCGCTGTAGCAGTGCCAATCGTAGGTGCTCCCGGAACTGAGCCGTAAGAGCCACCCATAAAAGCATTAAGAATGCCACTCATGTCACATTAGTCCCTGTTAAGAGCCATTGGGTTGTACCAACCTTGATACAGTTTGCTATGCCATATTGAGCCAAAGTCCTAGATCCAGTTCCACCACCTTGCGCCCAAGTTAATGTGTCTGAAGTAATAGAGATTGTCACTGCGTTTGCTGACATATTAATGAACTGAATTACTGTTCCAATTGGATATGCAACTGAAGCATTGGCGGCAATAGTGAAAGTTCTTGCATTTGCATCGCTTGCAGGGTGAAATATTGCATATCCAGAGTCTGCCAAAACAGTCGTATAGTTTGCGCTCTGGCTATTCTGGGGAATATTTTGGTAGCCCAAAGTACCAGAAACAGGCAACGTTACAGAAGTTGCCGCAGTAACGGTAACAGTCGTTGCAAATGCACCGCTCAATGTTAAGTTACCGCCAGTTGTGAATGTTCCGCCAGTGGAAATATTTCCACCTACTGTGATTGTATAGGAGCCATTATTAACGCCTGTACCGCCATAAGTGCCACCTAAAGTTCCCCATGTGGGTGACCCTGTACCACCCGATAGAAGTGGCTGTCCAGATGTGCCTGCGGCAGTGAATAAAGTCGTACTTGCGGCTGATTGGTAAGGTACAACACCTGCTGAACCACCAGAAATATTCGTGGCGTTGCCTATAGCAGTTGTGTTATAGGCTATAAATTCAACAATATCGCCTGAGTTGGTGCCCGTTGCAAGAACTACGCTTGTGCCATTGGTTGCCGTATAGTCAGTGCCATTTAACAATATACCGTTTAAATATACTTCAACGTATCCAACTGTGTAGGTTACAGTAAATGTAGTCTGACTGGCACTGGCAGTTATGCTTGTTCTGGTATAAGTTGAGCTTGCTCCACCGCCACTGATACTTTTAATGGCTGAACCATTGTTGTAGTACAAAACACCATCAGCATAATTAAGCGCCAACTCGCCAGTAGTCAAATTAGACGTGGTAGGCTTATTTCCAGTGGTTCCACTGTTAAAAAGAATGATTGGGGTATAGCCTGATGCCGCCATGATTAATCCTTAGAAAGTTCCACCATTAATACCTGCCGTCAGGGTATTATTAGTGTAATTGTATGTCAATAGTGTGTTTGTGGTAAGAGGCTGATTACCTGTTGCAGTTGCTGAAAATGTCAAATAATTGGTTGCGCCAGTACCTGCGGCCAAGGTCACATTGGTTGCCGTACCTGCTGTAGTGGCATTCAAATTTGCAACTTGAGTTGTACTGGTAACAGTCAAAGGTGCTGTACCTGTAGCAACGGTCGAAACAAGCGTATTTCCAGTGACTGCTTGCGTTGATGTAATTGCCGAGCCTGTACTTAAAGTATTGGTAGACCAAAAAGTACCAGAAGGTATGTTTGCATGATAATCCCAAGTACCCGCCGCTGTACTATTAGATAATAGAATAACTTCTACAAAAGCACCAGATTGAACAGTTACAACTGTCGTTGATGAATTATTTTGAACAACAATAGTTCCAGAACTTTGATTGTTATTGAACGTATAAGTTGCGCCATTAGACAAAGTTGTTGCATCAGGTAACTTATAAGTTTGTCCTCCAGAGCCCGTCACTACAAAATTTGGAATTGAACTTGCTGTAAGAGTTGTTGTAGTACCTGCGGCCGCAACATTGGAAAATCCCAAAAATGCAAAATTTGTGCTTAGATTTCCATTAGCATCTTTGACGACAACACCGCTTACGGCATTGGTAGTATTGCCTAAAGCAGTAGCAACTCCAGTTCCTAAGCCACTAACACCAGTGCTAATTGGTAATCCAGTGGCATTAGTTAAAGTTGCAGACGATGGCGTACCGAGTGCAGGCGTCACCAAAGTAGGGCTTGTGGATAAAACTACGTTTCCAGAACCAGTGGTGGAATAAGAAGCTCCCCAAGATGTACCTGTAGAATTAGGTATTCCTGAACTAGGATAAATCATCCCACTAGGTGCAGATTGCCATGAGGCGGTACTGCCATTTGATGTCAGTAAGTACCCACTTGCTCCAATAGGCAATCTGGCGGGCAAATTAGACACATTCCCAATTATCAGGTCACCTTGAGTGGTAATAGGTGAAAGATTTGAAAATGCAGTGGATGCAGTTGTTGCGGCAGTTCCACCATTAGCGATGGGGACAACGCCAATAGCAATTGTTCCAGTGCTTGTAATTGTGCCGCCAGTTAAACCAGTTCCTGCTGTGATTGATGTAACAGCACTAACCCCTGCCACGGCTGTATTTACAAAGGCAGTCGTTGCAATTTGTGTAGAGTTTGTTCCGGCTGTAGCTGTAGGCGCAGAAGGAGTTCCCGTGAATGTTGGGCCTGCACTAAGAACAACACTTCCTGATCCAGTGCTTGTAGTTGTTCCAGTTCCACCATTATTAACATTTAACGTACCGCCCAATGTTATAACGCCAGTTGTTGCAGATGCAGGCGTTAATCCTGTGGTTCCACCCGCAAAAGAAGCTACACCCGCAACACTGCCTGAAATTTGATTCAAAACAAATGCTGTTGTGGCTACTTGTGTAGTATTGGTATTAAGGGCGGCTGTAGGCGCTGTAGGCGTTCCAGTAAGCGCAGGACTAACCGCCAATACCACCGCACCAGTTCCAGTTGTTGACGCATTAGAGGCTGATGTAGCGCGTCCATAGGCATCAAAAGTAACTGTAGGCAGGGTATAAGAGCCTGCTGTTACTGCGGTCGTTGCAAGGCTGATTTGGGGGCTTGTAGACCCATTGGCAACCGATATTTGACCACTGACACCAGTTACTGACACGGTGCTGAGTGCTGTACCGCTAATGGCTAACAATCCTGTGCCAGTAGTACCTACAAGATTTTGTAGTACCGTGGACAATGAAATTGTGGGGTTTCCAGTCGTGCCATCTGGGTTTGTAATTGTTAAGCCAGTACCTGACGATGCAATTTGCACATTAGTCAGTGTTGATCCGCTTGTTTTAACTTGAATGCCATTGCCCGAACTAATCAGGGATGACAAAGCACCTGTTACAGCAATTGTGTAGCTACCTTGTGCGCCACCATCTGTAAATGTTAGACCAGTTGATACTGCAATTTGGCGGCTATTGGCCAAACTAGTCTGTTGTCCAACAGTTAAAAACGGTTGGGTTTGTGTAGGCTGTATAAAAATCGCACCTGTTGTTGTCTGGACTGTGACACCATTTTGCACAATCGGCACTGATTCCAAACCTGTGAGAGCACTGGCTAATGGTAATTGCGTTATGGTTACATTTGACATAATTAGCTCAATGAAAGGTTGTCAAGGTTGCCATTCTGGGCAGGATTTGAAGTGGTTTGCTCGGGAGATATAACAGCATTTGAATACTCGCCAGTTTGCAAGTTATTATTTGTTGTTGCCACATCTTGATCTGGTCTTGGAAAACGAATGTTGATACGTTCAGTCTTCCGAGCCGCAAGTCGATATGGGTCTTTCTCGTCAGCACAGCCTTCGTTGCATACACGTAAACCGGGAAAGTTTGGATCGTTTCTCATCACCGCATGAGGACGCTTCATCTTGCACCGATCACAAATCGCAATCGATATTGTAGACATTCCACGTGTATCAAGGAATATAGGCATAATTACCTCGTATACACAGAGATATTAGGTGCAAAGTATTCTGGTGATTTGTCGCGTTCTTCTTGTTCGACATCATAAAGATGCTTATCTGCCATCTTTTCAAGATACATGATTCTTTGAATGTCAACTGCAGGGAACTCCAAGCTCATTTTGTGAGCTAGTAAGTTAATTACAGCCTCATACCAACGATTCGGTATGGCCAATTGCCCCGAAAGGGCACCAACGTCTTGGATATAGGCTGAATACCATACAGTGACCTGCACAAATGAAGTAGAGGGGACTGGCCAAAGCGCCAAAGTGGGATTTGGTATTGTTCTTTCAAAATAATATTGAAAAGGTTGGTTGGCGGTAAAGTTTTTGTTAGGCAAATTGGTGTAATCGTCCCTATTTAGACGTGACATCTCAATTTCTGTGCTCATGTTGCCAAAATATAGCTCTCGCAACGCCAATGTAGTGCCATTAAATGCCAAAATACGGTAGTAAATGACATTGGAACCGGGATCTATGTCTTGCCAAATCCATTGGCCATCAGTTACCGTGACTGCAGTAGCCGTATATAGCGTAGTCCAGTTTGTGTTATCGCTCGAAGACTGTAAGTAATAGCTCCAAGTAGACGTTCCCCCCCCATAAATGTAGGGCATGATGCCAATTGAGCCTATATACTGAGGATTACTTGTGCCGTAATTGATTGCAAAGTTTCCATTTGCGCTTGTTTGTTGGCAATATGTACTGACATCTTGGTCATACAAGTTGGAAACAGTACCGCCTGCGCTAGAAGTATAGCTACCAGAAGGTTGCTTCATTTGCCGATATAAGACGTTTAGAGCGTCATTTGCACCCGCAGGCAGGGTGTACATATACTGGTTTGCATTACAGCCTATAACGGTCTTAGAAATGGCAAAATACTGTATTCCACGGTTCATCATGTGCGACAAAAGGAAAAAAAGGTTTTCCCTAGCCGCTAACTGAAGCTCAGAACTTATCTCTTCGGCCAATTTTCCGCACCTACGCGCCGCATGATCAATTACGGTTTGTACGGTAACTACGGTTTGACCTACTGTTCCTGAGTATGCCATTTAATTTCCTTACCAACCGGGACAGTTCCAACGCTTTAGTGATGCCTTAGCTCTTGGCGCATCTCCACTTGCGTGTTTTACTACCCCAGACATTCTTGCACAAAATGAATCCTTGCGTGAACCACCTTGGGGTTGTGGAGCCTTTAAATGACTTCCTGTTTCACGGTTGTACTTAGCCCTGCCTTTAGCTGTGAGTCCCGCGCCTTTGTCTGTCGATAGTTTTTCACCTCGCCCGACAGCCAATGACACGCCACCACCATCTTTGTGCTTTGCAGTTTTAGCTGATTCTTTGAAAGCTTCAGCAGTTGGGGCACCTTTTGAACCAACTTTTCGCATTTTTTCATGAGATCCATGGGCTATTCTCTCTTGTTTTGCATGAATATTGGCATACAAGCCGCCTTTGGCCATTTTCTTCCCCTCATCAGCTTTAACAAATTCTTTGCCGACCTTCTGAGGAACACCACCAAACCCACCTTTTGTGTGGGCGGCGGCTTCCATCAGCCTGTGTTGAGCAGGTGATTTGCTTGGCATATTAAGCTTGTGACTCTTGCCAAGATAAACGGGCAAATGCAGTACCGTTTGAACCAATTTGGCTAACCGTTACATACAAAATATCAGGGCCATCAGGATAAGTTCCCGCTTGGCTTGTAGGCACAGTGTTCGACAATCCACCACCCAATATGCAATTACCAAAAGGTGCAACTGCAGTTAAGTCTAGAGTTGTTTGGCCTGCTGTATTGGTAAAGAATGCCGCAATGGACTCACCGCCAGTGATGGTGGTTGCTGTATTGGTATTCGTAGCCACTTGCACAATTGAACTTGTATTGGTGTTGTTTTGTGTTGGAGAAGCAAAGGAAGTGAATCCACTTGTTCCACCAATAACACCATTCAAGATGAACTGAACAAGATAACTTGTAGTAGTCAACATAGCAATCTCACGCATTTGCAACTGCAAGCGATTGATAATCTCTTTGACACCCAATGTACCCACAGTACCGTTATCCACCGAAGGAGCCACGCGAATAGCCATAATTGGTACAGCAGTAGCACTTGAAGTAGATACAGCCGAAGTCATACCGTAGTTAAAAATCAACGATATGTCATTGGTAAATCCACCGTCCATAACCACTGATGAACCCCAGTGAGATAGTTGAGCGGCAGTATCAGGAGATGCATACTCAACAGCAATTGGAGCAGTTGCAGAATAGGTAAATGCAGTAGCGGCGGCACCACCTGTTGCGCCCCTTGTAGCGCCTGTCAGAGACGTAGATGTCAATCCAGTATAGGAAATATACTCAATGACTCCAGAAGTACCATTACCAATAATACGAGCACTTCCACCTGCAGGGTTGAATCCTGATGTGCTACTCACATTAATCGTAGTGTCAGAAACGCCAATACTTGATGTAATGGTTGTCAATGGCAATATATTGCTTTGCTCATAGTGTGATGGCAAGTTTCCTGAACGCATATATGCTTGATATTGCACATTGTTGTTCTGGAATCCATAAACATAAATGATTGCACCACTTGTTGCCCTAAATCCAAATCTAGCTACACCTGCACCGTACCAAGAATAGTCCATGTAGAACATTTGTACTTTGGTCAAGTCTAGGTTATATCCAGATGGATTAGATGCAGATCCAGAACCATCACACACATCCCACCATTGTGATTGTGGAATCTTAGTCTCAACAACTCTTGAAACTAGAGCATTCGCAATGGTTGCACCACGATACTCAGGAGTTACATAAAGTTGTGTGTCGCTAGTGATAGTCAAAACTCTATGAGTTTGGCCACGAATGGTAATATAGTCACCAACCACCAATTGGGTTGTAAATTGAGTACTGCTACCAGTTACCAATGAACTATTTTGTGTTGCAGTAACTGTTCCAGTAATTTGGTTAACGCTATTACGCAATACGCAATATAGTGTTTGGCCATCAAATTGGAAGAAGATACCGTTTTGGCTATCAAAGAATCCAATCTTGTTGCTTGATCCATACCAAGAATATGGGCTAACGTGAGGAATTGAAGGTACAGTAGATGTGGCTGTAGCCGCTGTTGGAGTTGACAATGCGGTATAAGTAAATGTCAACGCTGTAGGCACACTGGTAATTCTAAAAATACCATTGTAGGCAGACTGATCAAATCCATTAACTTGCACATAAGTGTTAATAGTAAGATTATGAGGAGTCTTACTTGTAACAGTTACTGTTGTTCCAGATGAAGTTAATGAAATAAACGCAATCTGTGGTTTTAAAATAGTACCAGTAGAGAACTGAATACCTTTACCAGACTGGTATCGGAAATAACGTCTTGTCTGTCTAAACAGTTGCTGATTAGGAACGCCTGCACCCGCAGTAAAGTTTACAGAGCCATCATAAGCATGGCAATCCACCCAACCCACTGGACGAGCATAAAGATTAGATTGACCTGCTGTGTTAGCAATGGTTGTGGATGGTGTTCCATTCACGTTGGTAAACGTAAATGTTGTTGCTGAAGGTGTTGTTGCTACAGTTTGTGCGCCATTAATCTGCGTTGCAGTCGTTGGGCCTGTTGTTCCAGTAATATAAATAGAAGAACCTGCTGACAAACCATGTGGGAATGAAGTTGTACAAGTTACTGTAGAACCAGTAAATGTAAATGCAGTCGTGCCAGTCAAAGCAAAAGCGCAATTTGAATACGTGTAGCCTTGATAGCAATAGGTAGTAGCCGCAGAATAGTTGTTGACAGTAGTAACTGGATTGGCAACTTGAACGGTAATAGATGTACCTGCGCTAACACCTGCGACTACATATGCCCAACCTTGAGCATTAGGATCAATTGTGTCCTCAATAAAGAAAGGCGTACCAGTTGCAACAGTCACATTTGATGCAAACGTAATAACTAGCTGATATGTATTAGCTTGATTGCCTGTAATAGCAGACACTGGCAATGCCGCAGAGGGCAAATAATACAATGATTGACGATTGTTTTCTAAGGAAATCTGTTCCCACTTGGTAGGCTGTTGGCCATACTCAAAGTCGGTATCAATCAAGGATTGGGGCGTGGATACACGCATTTTGTCTACAGCATCATAGGCTCCAGACCTTTGTGCCTGCTGAAGACGTAATTGATTGTCAGTATTTGACGTTGGGCCAGTGTAAACTGATATTTCAGACATTATTCCACCTATAAATCATGAAACGGGGACCGAAGTCCCCATCTGCTTAGAACATTGAATGTTTCTTAGCGTGGCCACCCTTTTTAAAGGTGCCAGATAAGCGAGAGATAGAGACTGGCTCAGACTTTGCCTTTTTGGGCATCTTCTCAGCTTTACCGCTATCTACCATTCCACCTTGAGCGTAATGGTGCTTCTTGGCGGCATGGCCTCCATGCTTAAAACCACCA